GAGCAGAAGATGAAATTTAGTGTAATAAATGAGGAAGAGCGTATCGTTGTAGGCCCTGCAATGGTGCCGGATTTACCCATATATAGACGGGATGAAACAGGCGAATATTATGTATTCTTTGACAAAAAGACTATTGAAACAATCGCATTAAAGTTTTATCAAAAGGGCTTCCAACAGAATGCAAATGAAATGCACGCTAAGGCTATCGATGGCATTACATTCTTTCAATCATGGATAGCAGATGAAAGTAAGGGTATCCCGAAAATGAAGCAGTTTGAAAACCTACCAGATGGCACATGGTTTTTAGGTGCAAAGGTTAATAATGATGAAACATGGGCAAAGGTTAAGGATGGCACATTTAAAGGTTTTAGTGTGGAGGGAATGTTCGATATGACTGAGATTAAGATGCGTCAAAGTGCTGATATGATTATTGCTAAATTAAAAGAACTGCTTGCAGATATTTAAGTTTGTGGTTTGGTTTTTCATAGGTTTGGTTTAAGTGTTCCCCGGCTGTTTCTACGGCTGGGGTTTCTTTTTCGTATATATAAATATGAGTACAAATCTGCAGCCGATACCAATGGGGCTGATAGCAATACAGCCATACTTAGATTTTGAAACCGTAGAAGGTTCATTTACTAATGATGAATCTGGTACTATTAGCGTATTGCAGGATGATAATTTTGAGAATCCTCCATCGGTATTTATTGATGGATTGTTGATTACTTACAATGTTACAACAGATAGAAGATATGTTGAATATGTTTCAGAAACAAGAACAATCGCTATTAAAAACGGCAAAGTACAATTAGGAGAGTACGTTCAAATCTTTTTATAAACCAAACACAATGAAAATATTAACACTTACCCAAAAGTTTAGCGGATGCGGCTATCATAGGCTCATGCTTCCTGTCTCATTTATGCCAAAAGAATATGGCAGGATTACCGATACAATAACAGAAGAGGAACTGGCAGAAAAGAAATATGATATTGTTTTTATAAACAGGGTATGGGATAAAGACAATCTTATTGAACTGCGTAAAAAGTATGGTTTTAAATTAGTCGTTGATGTTGACGATTACTGGATATTGAATCATGATCATTTGATGTTCGATTCGTTTAATGCTACTGGCTTTGCTTCAAAGCTTATCCATCACATGAGGGAGGCCGACTTAATTACCTGCACTCATGAAAGACTTGCAGAAGCTATTGCCGTTCACAATCCTAATGTTTTAATAGTACCTAATGCGATCCCTTATAATGAGGGGCAATTTAATGGAGAAAGATATGCGACAGATGCCGTTAAGTTATTTTGGGCGGGTGGCATTACGCATGATCAGGATTTAAAGATATTGGAGGGGCCGATGAAAAAGGTTAGCGGCAATGTTCAAATGATATTGGGAGGGTTTTCCGATTCAAATGAAACGGAGCGATATTATTGGGGAAGGATGGCTAACTATTTCACAAATGATAAAAAGTTGCCGCATACTATATTTAGAGGGATAGAGGTTTTTAAATATTACGATCTATTTAAGTATGCAGATGTAATGCTTATCCCTTTGGTCAAAAACAACTTTAATAAATACAAGTCTAATATAAAGATTTTAGAGGCGGCTGGTAAGGCGGTGCCTGTTATCGTTAGTGCGGTGCATCCTTATTTGGGCTTCCCGGATGATGTAGTTAATTACGTACATGATCGGGCCGACTGGAATAAGCACATTGATAAGCTTGTAAATGATGAGGGGTTAAGGAATGAGCAGGGGCAAAAACTATTAGAATATTGCAACAAGCATTACAATTTTAATGAGATAAATCAAACAAGGCAAAAGGCTTTTGAGCATTTGATTTCATAATAAAATGTCTATTTTTTTTCACTAAATGTATATAAGTATATGAAAAGTCCGATCGAATTATTGCAAGAAGTAAAAAAGCTGGTATTTCAGGAAGAAACTGCAGCTGCTCCTTCCTATTCTTTGGAAGATGGAACTAAGATAATGATTGATAAATTAGAGGTTGGTGGAGTTGTTACACTTGAAGATGGCACCCCTGCACCTGCTGGGGAGCATACTTTATCCGATGGCACTAAAATCGTTTTAGGCGAAGGCGGTGTAATTGCTGAAATCATGCCTAAGGAAGTTGAAGAAGATAAAGTAGAGATCGAGATTGAAAGCGCTGAAGATGCAAAGAAAAAAGAGGAAGAGGAAATGAAAAAGAAGATCGCTGAGATGGAGGGTAAATTCTCTGCTTATGAATCTAATTTTTCAGCTTTAAAATCTGATTATGAAGGTTTAAAGGTTGCATTCGGTAAGCAATCAGAAGCTATGCAAGGTTTAATTCAGTTAGTAGATACTTTGGTTAATGTGCCTTCGCAAGCACCTACTGAAGTTCCTAATTCATTTAAAAAACATTCAGCTGAAACAAAAGCTGACAAAGTTCGTTCGTATTCTCAATTCGTTTCACAATTTAAAAAATAAAATCAAATGGGATTTTTAGTTACAGGCCTTACGGCTTACACAGAACAAAATGAGCAGCAGCTCGTTAGTGCATCGCTGTTTGAGGCTCGTACTCAACAGTTGATTCTTTCAGAAGGTAATGTTATGACTGGTGTTAAATCAAGCCAGACAATTAACAGAATGGATACTGATGTATTCTTTCAAGATGATTCTTCATGTGGGTTTCTTTCAAGTGGCACCACAGAATGGTCACAGCGTACGCTTACAACGGGCAAAGTGAAGGTGCAAGAAACTTTATGTCCGAAAGATCTTGAGGCGGTTTACCTTCAAAAATCTTTGCCAGCTGGTGGAAATTATGATAGCATCGCATTTGCTGCTGAATATACTGCTCGCAAAGCTGGTAAGATTGCCGAAGCTTTGGAAACTGCTATCTGGACTGCAACTGGTTCAGGTTACGGTGGAACTAACGGTCTTTTAAATAAATTCAAAGGTATCAAACAACATATCTCTGAAGCAGGTGGAAGTGTTGTAAATGCTAACGTAACTGGATTCTACGGAACTGGTGCGCCTATCACAGGTATCGATACAATGGAGAAAGCACAAAAGGCTGTTCTTGCAGTTATCAATGCTCTTCCTGCAGCCGTTAAAGGTAAAGCTGATGCAATCCAGGATCTACAAACAACGCTGCAAATTCTGAGTTCTTAGTACCCGGCACATCTTACAAAGTTGTTCCTGTTCATGGATTGAACGGTACTAATGATATCTATGCAATGAGAATGTCAAACATTTTCTTAGGTGTAGATTTGATCAGCGAAGAAGATCAGTTTGAACTTTGGTATTCTCAAGATGACAGAAACGTTAAGTTCAGCGCAAATCTGAAAATCGGGGTACAAATAGCCTTCCCTGATGAAGTAGTAAAGTTCGAAGCGTAATTGATCAATAACATAGGGCGGTCAATAGCCGCCCTTTTTAAAACATATATATCATGCCCTGCGCATTAACACAAGGATATACATTAGACTGTAAGGACTCAGCTGGCGGGATAACCGAAGTTTATTTTATTGAGAAAGGTAATTTAAGCGGCATCGTTTCTGCTTCAGGAGTTGTTACTGGTTTGACAAAAGCAAGCGGTAAAAGATTCTGGAAGTATGAACTGCCAAAAGAAACTGGATCGTTCACTCACAATCCAACTGTATCAAATGAAAATGGTACTGTATTCTTTGAGCAAAACTTAACGATCGTAGTTAATAAGCTTTCTGCTGCTATCAATACTGAATTAAAATTACTTGCACAAAATATTGTAGTTGCAGTTGTAAAAGATAACAACAACAAGTTTTGGATGTTAGGTAAAGAAAGAGGTTTGGATATGAGTGGAAGTACAAGCGGTAGCGGAACTGCATTCGGAGATCGTTCGGGTTATAGCCTCGTATTTGTAGGTAAAGAGCCTGATCAACTTTATGAAGTAAGCAGTGGTGTTGCTTCTGCTCTTGAAACTGCTGGTTAAGAATAGATGTTAAATGGTTAAGCGCCTGCCTGAAATAGGCGGGCGTTTTTGTTTAAAGGTATTTATAAAAGGAATGATAAAGCTTACAAAGGGAAATACTGAAACTGTTTACTTAACTTTGACTGAGAAGCAATCCATTTTGGATGCTAATTTTTTATGTGTATTTCAAAGCAGATCAACAAATGAGAAAGTTAAATTCGTATTGGTTAATTCTGCTGATCAAAGCAATTTTCCTGACAGGTATAATGAGTTTGATATTGTTGTTAATACGTATTTTGCCAATAGGGAAGAGGGTTGGTATACTTATAAAATATATGAGCAGGCGAGTTCTTCCAATTTAATAGAGGCAAATGCCGGGGCTGTAGTGGAGACTGGTTTAATGTTTTTAAGTGATGGCGAAGATGTAACAACGACAAAATATAACAATCCAACAACTTACAAAGTATATGATGCGGAATAGCGTTTCTTTTATAAAGTTTGCCGATGTAAAGGTTCCTGTAATGAAGGAACTACCTAACAAGGGATGGGTATTATTTGGAGAGGATAATAAGTTTCCGAATATGCTTTTAACCATGTTTAATAAAAGCAGCAAGCATAATGGTATTGTGTTGGGCAAAGTTAATTACATTGTAGGTAAGGGCTTTGATCATGTAGTACAGGCAAACCCTTATGAGAATTGCAATGAAATACTTAAAAAGGCTTGTTTGGATATTGAAGTTTTTGGAGGCTGTTATTTGGAGGTGCAATATAATGCTGCTGGAACGATAGGTGCATTTTATCATGTGCCTTATCAAAAAGTTAGGAGCAGCAAAGATAATACTCAGTTTTATGTAAAGGATTGGGAAAGCTATAAAAAGAATGATGAGCCTAAGGTATTTGCAGCTTACAATCCTAAGTTAGAAGTTAATCTACTTCGTAATCAAACGCAGATATTATACTATAAAGAATATAGGCCCGGTGTTGAAACATACTCTTACCCTGGTTATATGGGTGCTTTAAATGCGATACAAACTGATATTGAGATCAGCAAGTATCATTTAAGTACAATTACCAATGGTATGTTTGCATCAAAGATGATCAGTTTTTTTGAGGGTATACCTACGGAGGAGGAGAAAAGAGAGATTGAGAAAGGATTTAAAAGCAAGTTTACAGGTAGTGAAAATGCTGGAAATATTGTATTAAACTTCGGAAAAGATCCGAATAAGCGGCCACAACTTGACGATTTAAGCAGCACGGAATTAGACAAGCATTTTGATATACTTTCTAAAAGCGTACAACAAGAAATATTTTGCGGTCATCAGGTAGTCAGTCCCATGTTATTCGGAATACGTGTAGAAGGGCAATTAGGTGGCAGAAGTGAGATCAGGGATGCGTACGAAATAATGAAATCGACCTACGTTAATGACAAGCAACAAGCATTAGAATTATTGTTTGCAGAAGTTACAGGTCAGGAGCATAAGATCATACCTGTTGAGCCGATAGGCTTTGAGTTTAGTGAGCAAACATTATTGCAGATCGCTCCTAAAAAATGGTTACTTGAAAAGATAGGTATTGATGCAAGTTTATATCCTGAAATTGCACAGCCTGAAACAGCACCGACTGTTAGCGCACCAGTTAATGAGAATCTGAAAAACTTATCCGGCCGCCAATGGCAAAGTTTAACACGAATCATTCGCAAGTTTGAGAAAGGTGAGATCAGTCAGGAACAGGCTAAATTGTTATTAAAAAGCAGTTTAGGATTGAATGATGATGAAGTAAATACAATGTTATCTATTGATAATGAGGTGCAGGAATTTAGCAGCCATGAAAAGGATGAATTATTATTAGCTGAATTTGCAAAGTGTGGTGAGCCGAAAAGTGATTATGTAATTGTCAAAAGTTCAAAGTTTGTTTTTGGCAAAGAGCAATTTGCAGATGTAACGCAAATTGAAACGAATGCATTGGATTTGATTCGTAAAGATAAAAGAATCACTCCTGAGGTTATTGCAGAAACATTGGATTTGGAAGTTGATAGCGTTAAAGAGATTTTAAAGCGTTTAGCTGATGAGGGCCGTATATCTATTAAGCCGACAAATGTAGGTCAGGATAAAGTTATCGAGCGTACTTTGACAGAACCTTTAAAGAAGCAAACAGATAAGAAACCTGAGACTTTAAACTTTAAGATTCTTTATTCTTATGAAGGGCCTGAAGCTAACAGTAACAGGGCTTTTTGTGCAAGATTATTAGAGATGAATAAATTATGGTCACGCTCTGAAATTGAATCTATGTCGATGCGTATGGGTTATAGTGTATGGGATAGGCGTGGAGGATTTTGGAATAACAATGGGAAAATAGAGATGCATTGCAGACATGATTGGGTTAGCAATATTGTAATGAAGAAAAAATAAAACATGAGAGATATTTTATTTGTCAGTCCTGAAAACATTTACGAGCGTAGTGCCGTACATAAGAACATTGATAGCAAAATGATTGTGCCTGAAATTAAGGCGGTGCAAGAGATGTATTTACTGCCTGTTTTAGGAACGGCATTATATGAAAGATTGCAGGATGGAATAGATAATGATGATCTTACTGCAGATGAAGAAACGTTGTTAAAAGACTACATACGCGATCCGTTAGTGCATTACACTATAAGCGAACTGGCACCTGCATTAAGCTTCCAATTGTGGAACAAGGGACTAACCAGAAAAACGACTGAGAATAGTGAGGCTGTAAGTAGTTCAGAGATAGATGATTTTACAGCTAAGTTTAAGAATCGTGCTGAATGGTATTTGGAAAGGCTTATAAGATATTTGATTGAGGAGGCTGGCAGCGGTTCAAAGTTTCAGGAATATATCAATCCAGGCAGCCGCGTTGATACTTTCGTGCCTAAGCGGACATCTTTTGAGATCGGTATTTATTTAGGGAATACTGATGTAAATCGTAAAGAGATGCCTAAGTGGTATAAATATGAGTTCTTATCTTGTTGCAGATGAGTCAATATACAAACAAAATTCAAAAGCTTTTAAAAGCTTATTTAAAGAAACATGAGTCTAACATTAAATCAAATAATCAAAAAGCTGATAGAGATAGCGTCAGGCCACAAAATGGTAAGGACTGCAAAGCATCTAAAAGCTGAAGATTTTTTAGTTTTTGATTATAAGGATGTCGAATACCCTGCGGTGTGGTATACCTTAAATACATCATCCATCACAGGCAAGGAAAAGACATACCAAATATTGGTAACCGTTGCAGATATCCATCATGTTGAAAATATGGATGAACTTGAAATGCAGAGTGATTGTGAGCAGATAGGCCATGATCTTTTGGCGCAGATTGGATGGGATTTGCATGAATGGGTAATGGATCGTTCATTCAATTTTGAATATTTTAGGCAAGGGCAAGAAGATGTTTTAGCAGGGGTAACTTTTGAGTTATCATTAAAGCTACCAATACTTTATAATAATTGTCAGGTACCTACGGATTATGTTTTACCTGATTCACAGTATATAATTGTAGAAGATTATTTTGTAAGAAGAACTAATAAAGTAATTGATTTTATTGTAGGTAGTGGACAGCCTATGGTTCAAGGAAGTACACAATATCAAAATAATATGCTTACGGTGCCACCTTTGGTATTTATAGATGGATTGATATTAACGTATCAGGTGAGAAGTGATAGAAGATATATAACGCATAATGCAACAACAAAAACAATAACAATAAATGGCGGTGTCAATGAAGGCGAAAATGTACAAATATATCTTTAGTATTTTATTTATTTGCATTTCTTTTGCAAGTAAAGGGCAAACTATTGATAATGTTCTTTATACGAACTTTAATAACTATTACAAATGGCGGGGCGGTGCATTTGATTCGACTTTACTTATTCCGCAAACATCAGCGACAAATGGCAAGCGTGCAGGTGCTTTGAGATATAGTACTGCGGATAGTTCTGTTTATTCATGGACTGGGAATCAATGGGTAAAAATAGGAAGTGGCGATACAACTTCACTTAGCAATCGTATTGATGCTCGTGTAAAATATACCGATACGGCAGCTATGCTTAGCCCTTATTTGAGATCAAATGTGGCGGCTGCTACTTATCAGCCGATAGGTAATTATGATACCGCTACCGTTGTAAAAGCCTATGTTACAAATGCCGAAGCGGTTACAATAACAAAAGGGCAAGTGGTTTATATCTTTGGAGCGCAGGGCGATCGGGCAGCGGTAAAATTGGCAAAGAATACAAGCGATACGTTCAGCAGCAAAACTTTGGGTATTGTGAGGGCAGACATTGCAGCAGGTCAGGCGGGATGGGTTACAACGCAAGGGCAGGTGAGTGGTATCAATTTAGGTGCATATACGGAGGGGGATATTCTTTGGTTAGATAGCGTGGCGGGTGGGTTTACAAAGGTTAAGCCTGTTGCACCGAAACATGGAGTTTTCATTGGAGTGGTAGAACGAGCTAACGCAGGAAACGGCATCATATATGTCAAGCCGCAAAACGCAGTGGAACTTGATGAAATTCATAATGTCCTTATAACTTCTCCAACAAATAATCAGGTGCTATCTTATACGGCATCTACTGGGATTTGGGAGAATAAGACGGTGAGTGCTTCCATCTTTGCATATACGGCAAAAACAACAACCTACACAGCCGGAGCGGATGATTATGTTATCCATTGCACAAGCGGCACTTTTAGCGTAAACCTGCCAACGGCGGTTGGTATTACCGGGAAGGTATATATCATAAAGAATAGCGGCAGCGGACTTATAACAATAGATCCGAACGGCTCGCAAACGATTGACGGAGTTACTACCTACACGATGGGACAAGCTGAAAGCGTGCAGGTTATTTCAACAGGCTCAAATTGGATAACATTATGACATTAACAAAGATAAGATACGGAACAGGTGCGCCTAATGATACGGTAGGCGCGGATGGTGATTTATATTTAGATACCGTAAGCGGCGATTTATATCAGCGTGTTAGTGGTGTTTATTCACTTGCTGCATTAGGTGGCAGCGCAACAGGATCGGATTTATATTTATTTTATAGCTATTAAAATTTAACATTATGCCGGCAAATACAAAGCCCATTTTCGCATTAAGTCCAGAAACAAGACTGGCAGCAATTACAGGAACAACAACCGATAAAAGCGGTGCAACGACTGCGAACATCGTTGATTTAGTTACTGCAACAACTGACGGAACGAAAGTTACCCAGATAAAATACAAGCACGTAGGCAATAGCACGGCTGGTATCTTTTTGGTTTGGGTTACAGATACATCAGGCGCAAATCCTCGTTTATTAGCTGAATCCACTTATGCAGCGATTACAAGTTCTGCAACGGTGGCAACTGCTGAAGGTACTTTGATTTTTAATGATTTGCAATTAAAGAGCGGACAAAAAATACAAGTAGGTGCAACGACTGCAACTACAAATATTCATGTTACTGCTCAAATCGGAAACTTCTAATTATGTTCAAATCATTTCAGGATACAAGTGCGCTTCAGCAATTTCACAGCTTCCCTAACCTTAATATGCAGCAAGCTACATCTGCTTATGGGTTTAGCGGTGTTACCTTTTGGCTGGATGCCGCCTATGGGTTGAATACGCAAACCAATTTAGGGGCGGTGAGTAGGTGGCAGGCACGTGTTGGCGGAGCTATATTTGAGCAGGCAACGGCAGCAGCGCAACCAAGATTAATTTTGAACGATGCTAATTATAATAATCTTCCAAGTGTGGAAGCTATAAGTAATGCAAGATTTATAGATTGTGATCCAAATTTAGGATTAAATTATAACGGCAATAATACCATAGCAATAATAAGCAAAGTAAATACTGCAAATCAATACAACGGCATTATTGGTAGAAATGAAGCAGCAATTTACGGACTTTTTGATGGAGGAACAAATGCTGGTTTAAATGGATATGGTCATGTTTATAATGGAACAACTGCTTTACAAGGAAATACTGAGACAAGTACATCAAGGATTAAAATAATAACTAATACAAATGTTATTGTTAATGGCTTATCTGAAACAACAGGAACTAACACTTTAAATACATCTGTATATTTTAGATTATTTAGAAATAATAGTTCAACAGCAACTAATTTAATTGGAACAATCGCGGAGATAATTTCTTACGGTTACTCAATGACATCAGACGAAGCCATTGCATTATCTAACAACATCAATCAAAAATATGCGATATATTAAATTTAGAACATTTAGCGAAGCGTCAGCATTAAATGATAGGGTTACGGCTGAATGTTTGCGAGCATCGGTTTGGACTGATGGAACGAATAATTACTGCAATCCAGACCAAGACGCAAACGCAATGTGGAGAGTGCCTATTTTGGATGGTTACGAAATGTTTTTCACCACAGGCGAAATAGATAGGGCTTGGGATGATGCTAACCCGGTGCCGCGTGAAGTGCCTACATGGCGTTTGCGTGCGGTGCTTGCAATCGATGGGAAAGAAACAGATGTGCAGAACGCTATTGATACACTACCTGAGCCGAACAAGACCATCGCACAAAGGGCGTGGGATTTCGGGAGCAATACGGAAAGGACAAGTCAGACCGTTGCATTTATTAAAGGAGTTTTGAGTTTGACAGATGCGGAGGTGGATCAGTATTTTATCGATGCTGAAAACCTGCAAGCGTGAGGGGTTTGATATTACTGATAATTGCTTTGATCTTATCGGTAATGCTTATGCCGGTCGGGTTTGTGTTTCAGATAGTGGTTACTTTATTTCGGGCGGTTGATACCTATCTGTTTCACATAGCGAAGTCAATAGATCAGCATGGGAACGTAGTTTGTGCGGAGTTGTTTAACCTAACATTAATAAAGCGGAATGGTTACAAATTCGGGGATATGGACAAAACAATTAGTTACGTTTTGGGCATAAATGCTGAAAAAAAGAATTTGACGTATTTAGGTAGGAAGTTGGGTAATTTATTAAATACTATTGAAAAAGATCATCTTATTAAAGCGGTGAATTATGAGCGCAAAGATTGAGGTAATAAGCATTTGGATGTTGAGCATTATTGCATTTGTGACGCAAAATAATGTGATGTTTACGCTAACGGTTATTGGTAACATCGTATGGATTGTAAGAAACCTACCGGGAGCTTGTAAAAATATCAAAGAATATAAAAATAGAATCTATGCCAGAATGGTTAAAAAGACTGACAAAGACTGATATTAGAAATAGCATCGCAATCATTGTAGTTATAGGCTGTTTTTTGCTTATGTACTTATTACAGGTAAGACCTATCCCGGAGCAGAATCATGATCTTGTGCTAACTGCAGGTGGCTTTATCTTTGGGGGTGCTTTGGCAGGTGTGATAGGTTATTATTTCGGTGCGACTAAATTAGATAAAAAAGGTGGATCAGAAGAATAATAATGAAATGGCCGATTGGCTATTTTATTTATTCTGTTTATTAATACTTTATTTTTTATTACGCAATGCTTAGAATTTTATACTTATCATTATTCTTTTTGGTGTCATGTGCTAATCCAAAGAAACTGCATCGCATGATGGACAACCTACCAGAAGCGACCGCAAAGGAATGTGCTGATAGGTTTCCAATTAAGGAAACAATTGAAACGATAACCGTTGCAGATTCTGCATTGCTTCATCAATATGAGATTGAGTTTAATTACATGGCATCATTGATAGATAGTTTACTATCAGCAAACTGCGATACGGTACATATTGAAAAAATAAAGGAGGTTATCAAAAAGATACCCTGCAAACCTGAAACTAAGATAATAATTAAGACGCAAGAGAATACGGCTAAGAGTAAAGTAATTCTTGATAGTTGCCAAAAGGTGTCAAGTTTACTTAGCGAAAAACTGTCAAATTGTGACATAAAAGTGAACGAATTAACTACTAAATGTGACAAATATAAAGGTCAAAGAGATTGGTTGTTTTGGTTAATTATAGCTTTACTTATTTGGATTTTCCGCAAACAGATAGCTTTACTTTTTAAATTGTTTTAATGAAATTAACTGATATTGCAAGGCAATACAGGGTTAAATACGGTATGCAAATGCCTACGTTAGCACTTGCAAGAATCATGTACAATGAGAATAAAGAATTATTAACTAACCTTGATCATGCAAGATATAAATCAAGATACATTGAGGGGAAAAGCGGAAAGGCAAACAGGGATAAAATAAAAGATCATAAAGAATTTCTAATGACAGAAGATAGGCCCAAAAACCCATACAACCTTCCCGAATCAGAAGAGTCTAAATATGAACCTTACATTTTAAAAGCATCTAAGTTAGCGGTGCTTTCAGATATACACGTACCATATCATTCAATTGATGCATTAACAGCAGCATTCGATAAGATTAGTGAAGAGAAGCCAGATGCGATACTTTTAAACGGAGATACTGTTGATTTCTATATGCTATCCAGATTCCAGAAGGATGCACGCAAGAGATCACTTGCACATGAATTAAAGGCTTTAAATGATTTATTAGATATATTGGGCGGCTTTGGTGCAAAGATTATTTATAAGTTAGGGAATCATGATGAACGATATCAACACTATTTAATGCAAAAGGCACCTGAATTATTAGGCATTCCTGAGTTTGAATTTGAGCATCTTTTAAAGGCTAAGGATAGGGGAATGGTAGTTGTAGGTGATAAGCGGGTTATTAAGGCAAACAAGCTTAACATCATTCATGGTCATGAATACCCATCTGTATTTAGTCCTGTAAACATTGCAAGGGGCTTATATATGAAAGGTAAGGTTTCAGCTTTGCAGGGCCACAATCATCAAAGCAGTACACATACAGAAACGGATATGAACGGTGATATAGTTACAACATGGTCATCTGGATGTTTGTGTGAATTGAATCCTGACTATATGCCTTTAAATAAGTGGAATCATGGATTTGCAATGGTTGATCTAAATAGTAACGGTAAGGACTTTCATGTACGGAATTATCGTATTTATAAGGGTAAAATCTTATGACAGAGGAAGCGCAAATACATCCTGAATTCATGCCAGTAGATAATGAACTATTGCAGATCATTGAAGCTGAATGTATGCTTTTGGCTACGATTGCTGACATATGCGATTCTGAATTTAGGACTTATGAAGATGAGATTGAAGATATGAATGTTGTAAAGCGTAATGCTTATAAGGTAATATTTGCGGCTCAAAAGAAACTATTAAAATTCATTAAAGACTATGAACAAGGGAATTCCGATAATCAGAAAGTTTGAAGGGTTGAAACTACGCGCCTACTTATGTCCGGCTGGCATTCCAACTATAGCGTGGGGCAATACGTTTTATGAGAACGGTAGCAAAGTACAAATGGGTGATAAGATAACGATCGATCGTGCTGATAAACTTTTATTCTTTATGGTAGGTAAGTTTGAAGCGGAGGTAAAGAAACTTGTAAAGTCTGCAATAAATGATAATCAACTGGGCGCGCTTACATCCTTTGCCTTTAATGTAGGTATCGGCGCATTAACAAAAAGTACAATATTAAAAAAAGTTAATAAAAATCCGAATGATGCAACCATTCGTGATGAGTTTAACAGATGGACAACTTCCAATGGCAAAGTCCTGAATGGTTTAGTTACAAGAAGAAAAGCAGAAGCTGATCTGTATTTTTTACCAGTTTAAAAAGTCCTCACCTTTATAGTTGGGATATTCTTTGTGCATGGTATCAATAGCATTTACCCATAGATAGCAGATAATTGCTGTCATTCCGAAGATAATTAATAATGCCATAAAGTTTACTTTTTGAGTTATATCGGTACTATATGCACCAAAATAAGCCGGGAATTAAACCCGGCTATTATATTGCCGCTCCCTTTAATAATTACTAACTTACTAACAGTTTAATAATTATAATCGGCAATGAGGTTAAAACAAACTTACCTGAGCCTTTTCACTTATAGCTGCTTTTAAATTAGCTTTTGCCAAATCATAGTAACTTTCCTTTAATTCAAATCCGATTCCTTTCCTTTCCATTTTAATTGCCTGATAAACTTCACTACCTATACCCATAAAAGGTGTAAATACCGTGTCTCCTTTATTTGAATAAAGTAAAATCAATCTTTCAATTGTATCCAATTGCAAAGGACAGATATGCTTTTCATCATTTTCTTCCCGGCCATTGCGATAACCTTGCAAGGTATTTGAATAGTTAATATCCATCCATACAGGTGATGCTATCTTCTGCCAAAGATCAACACTTAAATTAGTATTTGTTACAGGATCAGTTCTTTCGCCATCTTTTCTAAATATCATAACATAGTCAGGAATACCTACTCGGCTCATTGTAGAATCTTTTTTTACTTGTTTATGTAATAGTCCGAGTGCCTTAGTCCTTTGCATTTCAACTACTGGATCTTTCCAAATAGTCACACGTGAGGCATAAATAAAACCTGCATCTTCAAAGGCTTTTAATATCATTCCTGAAAAGTCACGAAGTCCGATAAAACCTTCTTTGCCTTTTTGTATTGGAAGATCCATACAATGTACGCATACATTTCGGCCCTGCTTCATAATGCGATAAAGTTCTTTTATTAAATATCCAAATTGAATCAGGAATTCGTTATAATCTTTTGAATTTCCCATATCTTCAACATGGCTGCTGTATGTATAAAGTTCAGCAAATGGAGGAGAAAATACACTAAGGCCAACAGATTCAGATTCTATTTCAGATATCAATTGTACGCAATCACCTCGTTTAATTTTATACCATTCATTAGACTCTTCATTAATATCATAATTTGCCATTGTCATTTTACTGCCATTAAGATTTTCATTAATAGCATTACTCATTTCATTTTGCATGATTTCAAATGCTTTTTGTTTTTGGTTTATAGATTCATTTACATTTTTCATTGTATCGGTAGTTATTAAAAAGATATTAACTTCATTCTTTTGCCCAAATCTATATGATCTGCGTATTGCCTGGTAAAGTCCTTCAAAGCTAAAATCCAATGATGCAAATATTTGATTGCGGCAATTTTGATAATTGAGTCCGAATTGTGCTATTTTGGTTTTTGTTATAAGTACGCGGAATTCATTATTAGCAAACCCTAATAGCATCTTTTCTTTGTATTCTGGTGAATCAGATCCTTTTACTTCTATTGCCTCAGGAATCAATTTTTTAAGTAATTCACCTTCCTCATTTTGCTTTATCCAAATAATAAAGTTTTCTTCTGATTCGTTTACAATCTTTGCAGCTTCATCTAATCTTTCAATCTTTGTTAATCTTAATTCCTGATTAAAGTTAGTGGCCGATATTATGGCATCATTGAAAAGTAATCCATTATCCCGCTTTTTAGTTTTTATTTCCTTTTCAATAAGATTCAATGTTGGCAGATTATATCCATCCATTGCAAATCCAATATCGGAAGGTTTATTTAGCATAATTGCCCATGAACCTACAAACTGATAGAATAATTTAATAGCATGGCCTTTTAATCTCCATTTAGCTGTTTCACCTCCATCATGCACAAAGTACATAGCAAGCATTTCATTACGGCCCATTACATCTAAAAATTCAGAATGGTTGCCTAATTCCATCGGATCGTTTGGAGAAGGTGTTGCGGTGCAGGCTAATTTATACGGAGTATCTTTAAACGAATCAATAATCAGTTTTTTTGTTTGGCCTTCAAAATTTTTAAGGATAGAAGATTCATCCAGAACAATACCTGAAAATATTGAACAATCTATATTTTCAAGTTGTTCATAATTTGATATTTGTATAGGGGATGTGGCATTATATTTTTCTACGTTAATACCAAACTTGTCGCCTTCCTTTATTGTCTGTCCGGCTACTGCCAAAGGTGCTAATATCAATACAGGCTTTTCAGTTTTAATAAAAACCTGCCTTGCCCATTCAAGTTGCATCAAAGTTTTACCGAGTCCGCAATCTGCAAATATTGCGTATTTGCCTGCTTTCAATGCACGCTTTACAATAAACTTTTGGAAGTCAAATAGGTAGCCATTTAGGGCATCTTCTGAAATTTCGAATCCTGAATTAACATGGGTTTTTTGTTTCCTTTTTAGGAATTGTAGATAATCTTTGTTCATTGTTTTAGGTTTTTGGTTTACAAATATATGGTTAAAAAGTTATATCGTCAATCATACTATATTGAATGTTATTCTTAGAAAGCAAATTACCCAATACATCAGACCCATTAAAATAATATCTTCTATGCTTTCTATTGTATTCAAATTCAATCTCTCCTTTTTTGCCTACCTGCTTTTGCCTCCTTATCTTCTTTGAATGAAAACTACAAGTAGGACTGCTGGGATCTTTTTGGTGGTTCGGCCTATGATAAACAATAATATTATCCATTTTGTTATTCCACATCGCACCATCTGCCAGATCGAACACATCAGGGCAGGGGTAGTTACCATCAGGCTCTTTTCTCATCTTATGAGGATGCGCTACAATGACAAAATAAATACTATTAATTTGAGCAAACCTACTGCAATCGCTTAAAAATGTTTCTAAATACTTATCTGTTCGGCCTCCGCTACTTTGATAATCGTTTGATAATTGATTGAATGGGTCTATTATGCAGCCATTAACCTTTTCTTTTATTATCAATTCTAAAAATCTTTCTTTTATGTATTCAGGTGTAGGTGCTAATTCTTTTGGATATACATAAAAAATATGTTTACTTATAAAGTCATAAGCGGCCTCATATTTCATTTCATTTACGTTAGGAAAGATACATTGTTGGCCTAAATATATCTCAGTAAGATCATGATAAAATTCTTCTGCCGGGTTATTTTCTGGGCTAAATAAGGCAAACTTTTCTCCGTACTTTATGGCCCTGACCATGATATACCACATGAGGAAACTGGACTTACCATAATTACCTATTCCAGTAAGGCAGGTAATCTCTCCATGCTTAAATTTAAAATAATCGTCTAATTCGCATTCTATACCCTTTAATTTGGCAAATCCGTTGCGTAGTATATCTAAGGCCTGTTCTTTTACATCCTCGCCATAAATGACATCTTTGGGCCTTATGGATAGATCATAAATGGCAGGGTCTATTTCAACCTCTTTTTTAGTTTTAGTATCGATTAATATATCCCTTTCAAATATAGCAGTATTAAAGTTATTTGATTTGTATGCTGATCTTATTGCTCGATCTGCTTCATATTTGGCAAAGTTTGAATCAGTTTGGACAAAGTCATTATTTATATAAGTTTCTGTATCTGATTGATTTATACCAAAACGGCAGCATGCAGATGCAAGCTTAAATATAAATGTGTTTCTTTCTCCACTACGGAAAGCGTCTCCTTTATTTGATAGCCATGTCAATATCTTACGATAAATTTCAGACCTATCGCTAATTTGTTCCTGAGCCTTTATTTTCTCATGCTTTACAGTTTTTTTAAAGACTATGGCATCTTTGTTTATATAAATTTCAGGATCATAAGATTCATAACATACCCTACTTTCATTCTTTCCGCTTGGGTCTATTTCAGGCATGATCTCTTTTAAGGCTGCAAAGTGTTCTCTGTGATGCTTACCATCTGCAATCTTAATTAGTGCTTTGAGTCCATTTCCTGAAGGCGAAAGCCAACAAGAGTAAACATAAGGTAGGTTAATTATTTCGGTTTGTTTTTCACGCAAATCTTTTACTTCATCAAAATCCAATATCATAAATCCTGAATGCTGAATCAAAGATTTATCTTCTCTGTTTGTAAACTTACCTGAGAAACAGATGCACGGTAAATTGTTTTTCAAACTATTCTTACGGTCCTTATCTAATTGCTTTCTAATCTCTTCAACTGCATCTTTGCTGGTTCCATTCTTTATCCTTGCAAGTGCTTGGTCTACTGTTAAATAGTGTGCATCCTTTTCTTCTTTAGCCCATATATTACGATATGCTGTTACCATGAGTCATCTCTTTTTAGGTTATTAATTTTGCTTAGTATTTCAGGTTTTTGTTTTTTCCAATTTACAAAATGTCTTTTATAGTCTATAGGTAATTTTTTATTCAAACCTATTAAAATTAAGTGATCATTGAAAGCATCAAGTTCGGTTTCATTTGCTTTTGCAAGCCTTACCCATTTGTCATCTTTTAAGGCTATTATCTTACATTTTTCTAATTCTATTATATTAACATCATTATCACTATCTTTTTTACTTTCACTATCACTAACACTATCACTATCATTCTTACTATCACTATCACTATCGGCTTTTTTGGGTTTCTCAAAAACCCACTGGGTTATTTGGGTTTCTTTGGGTTTTGTTGGCCTTCCTCCTTTTTGTCCGTTTATTTTATTACGTTCTGTTATTTCAGAATATTTATCAGCATCTCTTATAAATTGTTGTTTGAAATTGAAAAACAATAACTTAATCAATTTTTCTTCAGGCTCTGACCCATCCTTTTGGTAGTTTTTAATGGCATGAAATAACTTACCGCTTGTTTCAAAGTCTAACTCATCTAATATTTCAAGTGAGTCTTTATGTATTATGAATGATTTCCGTTCCATCAGTTATTTGCGATTTTTATAATGTGAGTAATATGTCCTATCGTGATGACATTGTTTATGGCAGGCTGTACATAATATCAAAATATTATCTGGTTCCCTGGTTCCTCCATCTTTATATTCAATGATATGATGAGCCTCAAGTGTTCCTGGAGGTGGTATATCTTGCCTATTTCTTAAGCACCATTCACAATAATCAATACCTATTTTCTTTATAATGTCAGAATGTTTTGACTCCCTATTCTTTGTGCCTTCTTTAGGCTGCCATGTAAATTGTCCGCAATCTTTACATCTTGAAGCGTATTGCTGCCGATCTTCACGATATTCCAAATCAATATTTGGACTTTGACATTTCCTACATATCATAAAAAGATTAACCCCGCAGGAATAAAGCAGAGTAGCCGATCTGCTAAATCCCTTTGGGGCAAAAAGTTATAAATGATGCGGCTACTCATCAAAACAAAATTAAGGCTTTGCTTTCATTTTAACAACTTTTTTTTGAGTTGTTTTATTTTCAGATAGTGCCTCCTTCATGGCCTTAATACCTTTGGCGTTTATACGGTTTGAAACTAACCTATATTCAAACCATTCACAATGGCTGCCGTACTTTGTTTTGCCTTCCATCTTTGTACGGGTTAAGATCACTCCGAAAGGCTTTTCAACGAGCCGTATTACTTCGCGGCTGACATTACTGATTCCGAAATGCCGATAAGCATTCATGATGGACAGCTTCCCGCCGCCCAATAGATACTGTGCAAGTGCAATTTTTCTTGTCATTTGATTTGATTTATTGGTTATAAAATTTATCGAATATCGCTTCAGCAAAAGCATCATAATCTTCTGTCGTTCTAATCGATCCATCTTTATTTTCGTAATGCATGACATACTTTAACATCTCAACCATTTGATACTTATGATAGATTTTAGCTAACTTAAATTCATCTTTAATTACGTTTTGTAAATCTTTATGTGTCATAAACTTAGGCATTTTACTATGTTCATAAATTAATCCTTCAATTTGCCTTTCTAAATAATCAATAATGTTTACTTCTCTCATTTGATTTGGTTTTGTTTGTTAAAATATTCGTCAATTACTGATTTACAATGATCAAAGCCACATCCAAAGATCGCAGCATATCCCAACCTTTCCAATTCTTTAAGCGTTTCATGTTGTTCCTGAATGTGCTTATTTTTTTTAAAAGTACCTGACTTAGTCAATATTTGAGACAGATCCTTTTTAATCTCAATAATCAATCCATGATAAAGCCTATTTGGGTGCATTATAATAAGGTCGGGTATCTTGTAACCTTTACAACGGATAGCCTTTAAAGCCTTTGCCATTCCGATACTTACACGAACGCCTGAAGAGTCGGAAGTGTAAATGACTTTTGGATATTGAATATCCAAGTACCTGCAAACTTGCGAATGTATCTGCTTTTCAGTCATTTTTGAATCTTGAATGTTCGGGTAAATTGTGTGAAATCTTATATCTTTTGACATAATGAAGTACGCTGGTATGATCTCGATTAAGATACTTAGCCATAGAAGTAAGTGTTGCATTATGCTCAAATCTCATGTATCTGCAAAAATGAACCCTTGCCATAACCAAGTTCCAATACCTTTCTTTGCCTTTAAACTTTTCGAGGGTTATGCCATAAAACTCACATATTGCTTTAGCATATTTATCGTATTCAGATTCACTAATTAATCTGCCTGCCTGGTAAGATTTAAGATTCGCTTTCAGGACTTCGGCTTCATATTCTTTTAGTTTATCAACGAGTACGTTATGAGTCAATGGCATAATCTCTACTTCAAGCGCACTACCGATAAAATCTATCAGTTCGTTTCTTTGCATGATTAAAAGGGTAAATCGGTTTGATCAAATGATTCATTAAACATATTTGCTGCATCGCCATTCATTTTAGGCGGGTAAGTAGTAAATACGGATTTGGGTTTGTTATCAAATACATTTCCATCCTTTGCACGAGGTTCGGACACTTTAATGCTAAGGAATTGACCAGTCTTACCTTCCCGAATCCATCCGGCAATCTCTAAGTCTTTTCCATTTACATTTACTTTCCCTTTGTAATCCGGTGCTTTCTCATTTCCTTTTTTGTCGTTTTTAAATAGAACTCCGCTGTTTGTGTTGTCGTAATTTGACATGATTTAAATTTTAAGATTTATAAAAATTAATAGAACTCATTTCAGTTTTAAGGGCGGATAATATCGACCTAACTAAGTCCAGTTGATGTGTGGCCGCTGCGTTTGTACGGTCTGCCAGTTCAAAGGCATAATCTTCCTCAGATACGGATGCAGCAATATAATCTTTAAAAGCAGATGGTGACATTTTGTAACCGACTGATAACATCTTATCCATCATTTCACGTTTTGCTGCTAACAGATCACGCTTTGCCTGAGCCTTTGCAAGTCCGGTATAAGCTATCCATCCGGCTAACTTAGATCCATATTCAGTACAGGCCGCAATGCTTTCCAATGTCTGAGGGCTTACGGCCTGAAGCTGCATATTGATTTCAATTATTGATAACTTATTCATTTATCAACTCTTTTAAACGTGATTCGATTCTGCTAAGTTGTTCGGATGTGGTGGCATCGGTAACTGATTTCAAAGCGGTGGCCTTCTTTACAGGCTCTTCTATCTTTTCGATCATTGACCAAAGTTTCTTTTTTAACGGGCTTAAATCCTCTTTGCCATGTGTATTGGTAGCATCCGCATCTTTACTATCATCTAACAAAAACAATCCACCGAGCGCATATTTCCTCGAATAGGAGCTGCTGCTTCCAAAGGATTGACTTATATCCATTCCTTTGCGGTTAGGATCGATCCCGGCTTGAGCGGTTACGCTTATGCAATCCCCTTCATGGCATAAAGTAGCAGTTGATTCGACATACATAATACTGCCAGCCGTTTTGATCTCATCGTTCAAAGTCAGGGTACATTCATGCTTTTTGAGTAAAGGTTTGAGGGCTTCCAGTATATCTTCAGCATTACGGTAATGATACTTGCCAAAGGAATTAAATTGGTTCTTTGGGGCCTTAAGTTCGGCCTGGATGTTAATTAACTGCTTCATTTGTTTGGTTTTTGATTTTCTTTTTGTAAAATATTTCACCCATAATTAAACCCATATTATATCCGCATTTATAACCTATCCGGGAAAATGCCCTAAATAAATGCTCGGTATAATTAGGATCGTATTCGATTTCAATATCTAAATAATCTTTATAAAGTAATGTCTTTTCATTATCAGTTACTTTATGAATCTTAAATAATGCCCGACCTCTTTGGATAAGATTACCCTTGTAATGCTTTTCTGCCTCTTCATAATATTTAAGATGCTGTTTGTGTATCAATCTTTTATAGATTTTATTATCTGGATGCGTCATGATGGTATTGTTTTAATATTTGGAATATATTTTTTCAATGGCCTCTATGCCTAATCTTTTACCTTCCCAAAAAACATCTGACAATATAACACCTATCGCATGACTTTCTAATTCAATTTTTAATTTCAGATAGGTATCATTCAATTCATTTATGGATAAAATCTTAAAATAAGTTTGGTTTTGACTTATTCTTTCCCAAACATTAATATTTTCTTTATTTACAATAATTGAAGTTTTTACTGGATTTATCATTTTGATAGTTTTTTGCGGTTTTTGTATTTGTTTGGCAGATTGTTGATGTAATGTTGGAATCCGATTTCCATCCATAAAAAGAAGCCAACAATAAATAAGATAGTAAGTATCATTTTGATTCTTTTAAGAGTCTGTAAATTGATATTAAAATAGATAATACCGATGCGATTAATATACCGATTAACATTGTAATTTATTTAAAGATTATCGGCAATAATGCCAAAGATTACAATTGCTAAGATGATAATGTAAGCGTAGCGGTTTGGGATGTCAGAAGATTTTTGATTCATAATTTTAGGTTTGTGTGAATAATTATAGAGCAAATATAAACCTTTTTTTCACAATTCCAAAACTTTTCTGAAATATTTTTTTTTAAGGCATAACTTACATTCGTGTTATGCGGATCATGTAAATATTGGAAACAGAAAACACAAAAGAACACAGCCATTGCCGGGGGGTTAGTGCATCTGGTCAGCATCTTAGGGGTTTGTAAGAATTCTGCCACAATGGACAATATACACTTAGTACCAAACGATAATGCCATTAACGTCATTCCTCATGCCACAATTGAAACAGATCAATCCTTTGGATGCATCTATTACGAGCCGTACCATAATTAGCCAGTTATGGGCCGATCCTAAGCTGAATGAAATGCTTGGCAAATTTCATGCAGGGGCCGGGCAGGATGATCTTAAGTCTGAACTATTTGCCGTACTATGTGAAAAGGAAAATGACTTTATTTGTGATCTTTGGGCAAAGAATCAACTGCTATTCTATTGCACCGGAATAGTGCAAAGGATGATCTTCCAGCCTGGTAATAGGTTTCACAGAAGGTACCGGACACAATCTTATGAATTTACCGAATCGCTTTTAAATATTACTAACGAAGATTATAATGCGGAAAAGGAAAGTAAGCTGCAAAACTTAGAAAAGGCAATTGATAATGATCTGCATTGGGTTGAACGTTCAATGGTAAAGCTTCATCAAGATTTGGGAAGCATGGAACGGATAAGCAAAGCGACAAAGATAAGCATGAAGCAGGTCGATCGTATTTATAAAAAAGCAAAGGAAAAGATAAGGACTTCGCTATCAGGTAAACTTATGGGTAATTACATTGTAGTTAATAGTGAATTTGTTTTAGACATTCCGCAGGATGTAACCCCTGATAATATTAATGACATATTAGAAGAAACATTGGAATATATGAAGATGCGACTTGAGGGCCGCATGATTCCATCCAAAGAAAAGACAAACGGGTACATCAAAGACTTTAAACCACTTAAAGCCAAAAAGATAATATGATCTTACTCATTCCAATAACTGCAATACTTTGTGCATGGATATGGATAGATGTGTTCAGGATGCCTGAAAGGTATCTGTGGCTTAATAGAAAGCCTTTCAATTGTCCAATGTGCTTATCAATGTGGCTAAGTTTAATTATTTATCTTTGCCCTGTATTTATTCAGGAAATATTATTTGTAACCACAACAGCATCAGCATTAGGAGCATGGGCCGACCAAAAAAGATAGTAACATTGGAAACGAATATCCCGGAAATTAGCCAATACGCTAAGAATCGAGAAAAGTTTATCGCTTTGCAACAGTATTGGGCAACGGTTAAATTAGGGTATTTAAAGAGTTTAGATGCCTCAATTAAATTTGAGATTGAGCGTATTTATAGAGAGGAATTAGATCAAAAGTGGCTGCCGAATCGTTATTGCTCTGGTTGTTACTTTAAAGCTATTCAGGATTTAATATATCATTTCATTTTATGAGTTTACCAATACAGGATACAATGATCAGCGAAGATCTGTTTTTGAAAACGGAACTTGATGCCGGTATACATCATGACAATGAAGCTTTTGTACATCTTTGTCATGCAACGGCTCAAGAGGTCAAAGGCTTAGATATTAAAACTGTAATGGACTACGGATGTGGAACAGGTGTTTATTCTTATGCTTTCATTAACGAAGGCTTTGACGTTGTAGCATGGGAAAAGTTTAAAGCACATAAAGATTATTTATCCGAAAAATTGCCACAAATTAAGATAATAGACAAGCCTATCACTACCGATTTAATGTTATTTATCGAAGTGGCAGAACACATGACCGATAAAGAACTGGATAAGTTATTTAAAAGTATATCTCCAAAGTACATACTTTTTTCATCAACAAGCGAACGGACAGCGTGGGACTTAGCATGGGGGCATATCAATGTCAAAGAACAGAATGAATGGGTTACATTCTTTGAAAGTAAAGGATATAAGTTAGTGAAAGATATTAAAGTGCCGACAGAGTGGTCAAAATTATTTCAATATGCCAACAGTTAAGATAAACCAAATTAAACCTAATCCTAAGAATCCACGAACGATTAAGGATGAACGTTTTGATAAACTTAAGAAAAGCATTCAGGATTTCCCGGATATGCTTAACAAACGCCCGCTGGTTTGCTTTACCGATACCGACGGCAAATTTGTTGTATTGGGTGGTAATATGCGACTCAAAGCAGCGAAGGATTTAGGATTGAAAGAATTACCCATAATCCTTGCCGATGAATGGACTGAAGAACAAAAGGCGGAGTTTCTTATCAAAGATAACGTCGGCTTCGGTGAGTGGGATTGGAACGAATTAAATACCGATTGGGATACTGAACAGCTGGAGGGGTGGGGGTTGGAGGTGCCGGGGTTTAATATGAATGCCGATGGTTTAGGAACTGATTTTACTTTGCCTGGTGGAGATAAAGCACCATTTCAGCAAATGACTTTTACTTTGGCAGATGAACAGGCGGAGCAGATTAAAAATGCTATTTCGGATATAAAGGAAACGCAAGAGTATAAGTATGCTGAAACAATGGGCAACGAGAACTCAAACGGAAACGCTTTATATTTAATTATCATGCAATGGGTAGAGCAAAAGAAATAATAGTAAAAGTTATTCCAGCAAAAATTGCAAATGAATTTGTAAAGCTTCATCATTATTCAGGTAAAGTTGTTCCAAATAGTAAACTTCATTTTGGATGTTTTTTAGATGATAAATTGCACGGAGTATTAAGCTATGGTTCAAGTTTAGATAAAAGTAAAACTATTGGGTTAGTTGAAAATACAAATTGGAACGATTATTTAGAATTAAATAGAATGGCATTTGATAATTATTTGCCAAAATATTCAGAAAGTAGATGTATTTCAATTTGTATTAAATTAATCAAAAAAAATGCTCCAAATATAAAATGGATTTTGTCTTATTCTGATGGATGTGATTGTGGAGATGGAACAATTTATAGAGCAAGTGGATTTTATTTAACTTTAATTAAAGAAAATAGTGATTTATTTTTACTTCCAAATGGTAAAAAAATACACTCAATGACTATAAAATCAAGTAAAACATTAATGAATAAATATGGTAACTGGAAAAAATATCTTGATACTGAACATATTGGATGGAAAAAAATAGTTGGTTTCCAATTAAGATATATTTATTTAATAGATAAAACTTGTAAAATAACAGTTCCAATTTTACCATTTAGCAAAATAGATGAAATGGGTGCAGGTATGTATAAAGGAAAAAAAGTAACTTTGAAAGAGCGTAAACATGCGGCAATAGCACAAGGTAGTGCGCCCGGCTTCCAGTCGGGAGATGGCGTTCGGAGCGACCTTGCCGCTCAATTAAACAGCGAAGTAACAGCGAAGCGGAAACCCGAACGGGCGACCTCGCAAGATTGTATCTTTGCTGAAGGATCAGGGTTATAAACTTTCAGAGATTAACGATACTTTGATGGCTTTGCTGTCAATGGATATGAACGAGCTGAAGGAGGCTTTTGAGAATCCGAAGGCAACGGTATTGGAGAAGGCGGTGGCGGGTGCCATCAGGAAGTCGATCGAAAAGGGCAGCCTTTACAATATCGAAACGATAATAACGAGGGCTATGGGTAAGCCGAAGGAGCAGACCGAACATTCAGGCGGTCAAACATTTAAAGTAATTTATGAGCGACCAACTGATCAAACTGGTACAACCGACTAAGCCACAACAAAAAGTTATTGCAGAGGCAAAGCGGTTTAATGTGTTGGACTGCGGTCGAAGATGGGGAAAGTCAAAGCTGGCAATGAACATAATGTCTGAGAACGCATTAGAAGGCTTTCCTTCGGCTTATTTTGCTCCGACGTACAAACTATTAGAAGGAACTTATAAAGAGGTTTTAACGCGCTTAGAACCTGCAATAAAGCGAAAGCACGATAATCAGTTTATAGAATTATACACAGGTGGTAATATAGATTTTTGGTCATTAGAAAATCCCCTTGCAGGTCGATCACGCAAATACAAAGTTGCAATAATAGACGAAGCGGCATTTAACCGTAACCTTTGGCAATCATGGACTGAGGCAATACGGCCAACGCTAACCGATCTAAAAGGTAGTGCGTGGTTTATGTCTACTCCAAAAGGAAAGAATGACTTTTATAAGCTATGGATGCGAGGTCAAACTGGGGAACCGGACTGGATGAGTTGGCAGATGCCGACAATTACCAATCCTTTTATCGATGCTGCTGAGATTGAGGCAGCAAGGCGCGACCTTCCTGAATTAGCATTTAAACAAGAATACCTTGCTGAATTTAATGATAACGTAGCCAACCCATTCGGCTTAGATTACATCCGTATCTGCACAGGGCAAATGTCAAATGAGCCTGCCGTATGTTATGGGATCGACTTAGCTAAGTCATTCGACTGGACTGTCATAATAGGTTTGGATCGGTTCGGTAATGTTTGTCACTTCGATAGATTTCAACGGCCCTGGAATGAAACAAAAGAGATCATCCGTAGGTTGCCACGTGCCGCGATAAAGATAGATAGCACAGGGGTTGGCGATCCGATTACAGAGGACATACAAAGGGATAGAGGCGATGTGCATTCGTTTAAATACACATCCACATCAAAGCAGCAATTAATGGAAGGGTTAGCGGCTGCCATCCATCAAAGGCGGGTAATCTTTCCAGAAGGAGTTATAAAAGCAGAATTGGAATCATTCGAATATCAGATGACAGGAACCGGAGTAAAGTATACAGCACCTCCCGGACTGCATGATGATTGTGTAAATGCCTTAGCTTTGGCATGGTCAATGTACGTTCAGGATTCAGGCGGTCAAGTTAAATATAGTTTTTTATGAATTGGAATAAGATTACAGTTAGGCAATATCAGGATATACTGCCTATCATTACAGATGAAAAGCTAACCAATTTAGATAGGTTGGTAAAGGTTATTAGTATTTTAACTGGTAAAGATGAAGATATTATCGACAGTTGGCCTATTGATAAGCTTAATGATTACAAGCATCTTTTTGAATTTGACTTTAAAAAGGAAGCAAAAAAGAGGGTAAAGGTAAATGGCAGATATTATCGATTCAACTGGGAAATCAATAAGCTGAAAGCTGCAAGATATATTGAAGCTAAAACCTTTGTAAATGGTGGGTTATTTCAGAATCTGCATAAGATCATGGCATCATGTGTTATCCCTGAAAGGAAGATATTAGGCTTTTACTTTGATAAAAAGTACAATGCAACTGATCATAGTAAGTATGCGGATGATCTACTGGATGCACCTTTCCCATTCGTTTACAATGCTTGTGTTTTTTTTTGTCGATTATTAATGAAGTGGATCGAAACTATCCTGTCCTCTTCGGAGGAACTAAAAGAGAAGATGACGGAGCAGAAGATGAAAGCATTGAAAGAATCTTTGGCAAATATTACGGATGGATTTATAGTACAACCCTTGTCGCAGATTTCGAAAGGATAACATTAGATCAGGCTTTTGAACTTCCTGTAATGCAATATCTTAATGGGTTAGCATATTGTAAGATGAAAGATAAACTGGAAAGAAAACAAATTGAAGATATGCATAAAAAGAAGTAACTTTGTGAGATCAAGATAGTTTTAGGTTCAAGCAATCACCCCCCGCCTTTTTAGGTAGGGGTTTTTTGTTTTAAGGTATTTATAAAAGTATGGCGGTATCGATAGCACAGGCACAAGCAGCATTCTTGAAAGAGGGCGGCCCTATGGGTGGGGTGTTAAGGCCTGCACCTAATGAGCTGTCTGAGATGGAAAAGATATTGGCAGAATACATTGAAAAGTTTTTAAATAAGGCGGCTGGCAATCTGAATAAAACGCAATCGGTCACAACTGGTAAGCTATTGGATAGTTTGGATTTTAATATTGTAAGCGATCGGGATGGATATACAATAAACTTTACGGCCTTAGATTATTTCAAATTTGTGGATAAGGGTGTGAGGGGTGCAGGAAGTAGCCTTAAAAATAGTACATCGCCATACAAATTTAAATATTTGATGGGGCAGGGCAAAGGCAAAAGCGGTAAAAAAAGTACATTAATTACGGCTATTGAAAAGTGGATAATAAGGAATAGGTTAACGGCTACGGCAAAGGATGTAAATAAATATGGCAGAACGGGTAGGGAACGTAAAGCGATAGAGGCTACAATGGGCCGTAAGACTTTGGCTTTTCTTATCGCTCGAAGTATTAAGCGGGACGGGTTATATGAAACAGGATTCTGGTCGGATGCCTTTGAGGAAACGTTTAGGGATTTCGGGGTAAAGATGAGTGAGGCATTAGGCAAAACAATAACGGTTAATCTTCAACAGATGGCAGAAGATATAAAAGGTAAAGGAGTTAAAATATAGATATGGGAATAACAGTACATCAGTCGCCAACAGGATACACTTCAGCACATGAAGAAGTATGGCACGTTGTGGAATCAACGGATAACGACATACCTGGGTTTAAATATGTTTATGATATTTATAAGGGTGATCAATTACTCACAAGGGTAAAGAACAGCCCTTTGGGGGTTGATAAATTAGGGGTATTGGATGTGGGTAATATTGTAAGATCTTCGCTCGATTCTTACAACTTTCCGGCATTTAATCTGTCATCATTTGCAAATGAGGTTGTATTAGGTGCTGACATATTCTTTACAGATTATCGTGTTGAATATGGTCAAATGAGTGGAACAGTAGATTTTAGCGGAAACATAGCATCTGGCAATTACAGGGTTTACAATAACTATAAACGATCTAAATGGGATAAAGCACAAAGCCAAATAAGTGCAGATTATTTTTTGACAAACAGACCGCGGCAAAGTACATATTATGCAGGAGAGCCGATCATTTCAAGTATGTTTGTTGAGAATGATAATAGATCGAGAGTTTTAAATACTAATTACGGGAATACCACAAAGGTTTATAATACATCCGGCGTTTACAATTTAGGATATACATTCGGGGTATTGCCTATAAGTGGGGCAATATCATACAATTTATTAAATGATGAAGATGCCATAATTGATACGATTTATTTTAATCAAAAGTGCGCTAAATATGATACGCATACTTTGATCTTCCTGAATGCTTATGGGGCTTATGACTCTTTTACATTCGTACATGGTAAGCTTACTATGTCAAATGAAAAGAAAAAGTTTGAGCAGCAAAGATGGGTATTGTCAGGTACTCAAATGGTTGAAAAGTCAGGATCGGTTTACAATGAATCAATGAAAGCCTATGCAGTAAAGTATAAGCAAAAGATGACATTAACATCTGACATCCTAAGTACAGGTGAATATAACTGGTTGAGTGAACTGATAAACAGCCCACAAGTCTATTATTATTCAACTGAAAATGCGGAATATTATCCTGTTATTATTACTGATTCAGATTACGAGTTTAAAGATGACCGGATAAATAAAGCGGAAACATTAAGCATTACGATAGAATTCAGCGAATCTAAAAACACACAATACCGTTAAAATGTACGAATTATACATAGAAGGTTATAAGGTTGATATTGATCAAAAGCTTAGTATTGCTTTGACTTATGCGATTGATGATGTATCTGATTATGGCAGCCGGGAAACATCCTTCAGTAAGCAGATAGTTATTCCGGGAACCGCAATCAATAATAAGATATTTGGGTTTATTTATGACTTAGCGAGTTTTAATTATGAAGCACCAGGGGCAGTTAATATAGGATCAGTTTTTAATGTAGCGCAAACAAGTAGAGCTGAATTAAGATTAAACGGATTGCTTGTAATGAAGGGTGTATTCAGAATTATTAACATCGTTAAGGATGGAGATATTATAGAATACGAAGGTGCAATCTTTGGTGAGTTGAGTGGGTTTATTGCTCAGATAGGAAATAGCAAATTAGATGATTTAGATTTCAGCATTTATAATCATATCTATACGCGTGACAATATTGTAAATAGTTGGGGTGGGTTTGTGAAATATAAAACAAATATTTTTTTAAGCAATGCCTTTTTAGGTCAAACTAATACTATAACAGTAATTGCTTATAATAATAGTCAAATACCTCCTGTTAATTTTAACATTGGTGATCAAATTGTTATTAAAGGATCTGAATTTAATGAGGGGACTTATACGATAACTAATAGATTTTTATTCACTACTTTTTTCCCATATTATTATTTATATGTCGTAAGTAGTCCAATAGTAATTGAATCTATAAAATATATTGAAATAGCAGGAATCGATACTTCTGTAAATCCATCTTACGGTGTAGGTTATTTTTACCCTTTAATAGATTATGGAACGAGATCAACTCCACAATTATATGGATCAAGAGCAAAAATAGATTATGATTATCGTACATTCAGGCCTGCATTATTTGTAAAAGAATATATCGATAAGATATTTCAAAATGCAGGATATACTTATGAAAGCAATTTTTTTAATAGTTCTTATTTCAAAAAATTAATTATACCAAATAATGCATATAAATT